ACGGAATGAACCCCTCGGCCCGGTCACAAATCACGGTTGGCAACAATTCCAAGGCCGACCCGTTGGGCGAATTCCTGAAACAGGCGTAACACGTGGCGGAAACCCCGGCAGAAACACCGCCAGCCCCACGGAAACGGGGCCGGCCACGCAAAGATGCCACCCAAACGGCATCAAAACCGGCCAAAAAGCCGGCAAAACGTGGCAAAACCACGGCAAAAACGGCCACAAAAACGCCCAAAAAACGGGGCCGACCGCCCAAAAACCCGGATAAATTGCGGCCGGAATACGTTGATGGATACACATTTGACCCGGCCCGGGCCGCCCGGGTGGTGGATTTCATTGAAAAATTTTGTGTTCAGTCCAAAGGTAAATGGGCCGGCAAGCCTTACCAACTGATGGATTGGCAAAAAAAAGATGTGATTGAACCGTTGTTTGGTTGGGTTGATGCCCACGGAAATAGGCGGTATCGGTCGGCGTCAATATTCACGCCCAAGAAATGCGGCAAATCAACGTTGGCGGCGGCGTTCTGTTTGTATTTCCTAATTGCGGATCGGGAACCCGGGGCAGAGGTGGTGATTGCCGCCAGTGACAGAAATCAGGCCGGCATCATAGCCCGGGAATTGTTTTCAATCGTAAAGGCGTCACCGTTTCTATCTAGCCGGCTGGAGGCCATCGAATCACGAAACACGATTGTTGACAGGGAAACCAATTCCCGGGCCTATGTGATTTCATCCGAGGGCCACCGGGCAGAGGGCATCAACGCCCACGCCGTGATTGTGGACGAACTCCACGCCCAAAAGGATCGGCGTTTATTTGACGCCTTAAAATGGGCCGGTTCAGCCCGGGATCAACCCATTTTTTTGACAATCTCAACGGCCGGGTATGACAAATCACCCGGGGCCATTTGGTGGGAGCAATGGCAGTATGCGGAACGGGTGGCGGCAGACCCGAGCATTGACCCTGCGTTTTTCGGGAAGATATACGCCGCTCCGCCGGTTGATGATGTGGCCGAGTATTTCACCAATCGCCAGCATTGGTATGACGCCAACCCATCGTTGGGCGTCACAATGTCAGAACAATCGTTTGCGGCCGATGCCCGGGAGGCGGAAAACACCCCTTCAAAACTCAATGCGTGGCTTAGATATAGAATGAACTATCCCACGCAGGCCGATACCCGTTGGATAGCCCCACAAACGTGGTCGTTGGGGAATCGTCAATGGTCGGCCCCGCTAGCCGGCCGGCAATGTTGGGCCGGGTTGGATTTGGCATCAACCCGTGACCTTACGGCATTTGTGGCAATTTTTGAAAACGATGATGACGGGTTTGATGTTGACGCCCATTTTTGGATTCCGGCGGATCGGGTGGCGGAGCGTTCCCGGGTTGATAACGTGCCGTATGCCGATTTTGTCCGTGAGGGGTGGTTAAAGACCACCCCGGGCAATATTGCCGACTATGACGCCATACGGGCGTGGATTGTGGACTATTCCAACCGCCACCACATCCACACATTGGCCGCCGACCGATGGAACGCAAATGCCATGTTGGTTCAACTTTCCGGGGAAGGGTTGAACATTTTAGGATTTGGGCAGGGTTTTTCGGCCATGTGTGAACCATGCCGGAAAACCGAGGTGTTGATTGAATCCGGCCGGCTGGCCCACCGTGGCAATCCGGTTTTGGAATGGATGGCAAACAACGTTGCAATTGCAGAGGACGCCAACGGAAATATTCGTTGTTCCCGTGAGCGTTCAACGGAAAAGATCGACGGCATCATATCGTTGGTGATGGCGGTTGGCGTTCATTCAACCGCCGTTCGCAAGGCCGATACCGATTGGAACATATACGTTTTGGACTAATGGCAAAACAAAACCCATTTATCGGCGGCCGGCGTGTTCGGGCAACCACGGAAGATTCAGAAACCCGGGCGTTGCCAACGCAATTTTTTTATGACAACCCGCTACCGCCCATTGATTGGACGTTCGGAAGTCTGGACAAAATGGCGGATACACCGGAACAATGTATGGCCGTGGCGGCGTTCCATGCTTGCGTTCGTGCCATAGCCGAGGGCGTGGCATCCCTTCCGTGGTTGTTGTACCGCAAAACAAAGGATGGCAACGTTGTTGCAACGTCCCACCCCTACTATCGGTTGTTGCATGACCGGCCGAACGACTATCAAACATCGTACGAATTCCGTGAACAAATGGTGTTTAACGCCGCCGTTCACGGGAACGCCTACGCATTGAAGCGGTACGATTCCCGGGGGTTTGTTTCTCAATTAGTGCCGATTCACCCGACGTTTATTGATTGTAAAACGTTGCAGAACGGAGAGGTGGTTTTTGATTATTTTGACCCGAATGGCCAAAAGGGCCGATTGACGGCCGAGGATTTGATCCACGTTCGGTATCTATCCGACAACGGGTTGTTTGGTATGTCGCCCGTGCGGTTGATTCGTGATGTGGTGACGTTAGCCCGAGAAATGGATACATATGCCACCCGGTTTTGGGCGAATGATGCCAAACCCGGCGTGATACTGGAAACGTCACAACCGATTCCAGAGGAGGCCATGCGGGCATTGCGTACCCAATGGCAGAAAATGCACCAAGGCCCGGCCAACGCCGGCCGAACCGCAATATTGCCAAACGGCATGAGCGTTAAAACGTTGACCGGTTCCACGGCCGAGCAAGCCGAAATGTTGGAATTGCGAACGTTCGTAGTTCAGGAAATAGCCCGGGCGTTCCGTGTTCCCCCGTCAATCATTGGCGAACTATCCCACGCAACATACGCAAATGTTGAACAGGAGGCGTTAGCGTTTGTGCAAAACACGTTGACCCCGTGGTGTTGCCGGCTGGAATCGGCAATTGATCGTGGGTTGTTGTCGGATGCCCCGAAATACACAAACCAATTGGACGTTCGGGGAATGTTGCGTGGTGATACCGCCGCCCGGTCGGCCTATTACGTGGCCGGCCTGAACAACGGTTGGTTGGCCATCAATGAGGTTCGGCGGTTGGAAGATATGCCGCCATTTGACAACCCGGCGGCCAATGAACCATTCATTGCCGCCAACAATATGCAACCGCTCTCGGAATATGGCACGGATGCCGATTCCGAAACCGGGGAAACGGCCCCGGAAGATTCGGAAACCACGGAGGAATCAACGAATGAAACCGTTTCGATTGTTGATGGTTAGCGTTGCCGTTGCGGCGTTGTTGCTTGCCCCGAATGAAGCGTTTGCCCGCCGCCGGCGTGGCGGTGCGTTTGCCGGTGTACCGTCCGGGTGTTCAAACAAAACGGCCCAAGATGTAGCCAATTGTTGTGCCGCCGATGGCCGGCTGGCCCACCGGGGAGGTAACCCCGGGTATGAAGGTTTGGGCATGGCATCAACGCCCGAGGCCGCATACCGGAATTGCTGCTATGCCAACAGCGGCATGAAAACCGTTGATGTTGGGTACGCACAGATGAAAAACGGCATGTGGGTCGCATGCCGTAGGTACGGCCGTTGAATTTCTGGTTTCCCCCTTTTGAATTGGAGAATTTGAAAATGAAAAACGCTGTTTTTTTTGTTGCCGGGTTTGCGGCATTTGTTGCGGTTGGTGCGGCCCTTGCCGGATCGGCCCCCGAGGCCGTCACGGTGCAACGTGGTTGCCACGGTCGGGTTGAGTATGCCCCGGTTGCGGCCGGTGGTTGCCACGGTGCGGCCCAAATGCTGGCCCCCGGCTATTCAGACGCCGGTTGCCACGGTGGCCGCCTCACGTGGGGTGAACGCCGCACGGCACGATCAGCCGCCCGGGCCAATTACCGGACAACGCTGGCCCAATTCCGTGATGCCGGCCGTGCCGGTTCAGACCTAACGGCAATCCCCGTTGCCGCCGCTCCCACCATGCGGGCCGTTCCCGCTCCGGTTGCGGCCGCCCCGGTTTGCAAATGTGAATGCGAATGTGAGTGCAAAAAGGCCGGCAAATAGCCGGAGGATCCCCGGCCGCCGGCCGCCGGCCCCGGGTTCCGCCGCCCGGGGTCGGTACGGCGGCCAACGTAAAGGAAAAACGAAAATGAACGCCACGATTGAACGCCGGGGAACGCCCCTTTTGGAAAATCCGTATGAATTTGCGGATGGCCCAAACGGTGAAAAAGTAGTCAGGGGAACGGCCGCCGTATTCAACAAACGTTCACACGATTTGGGCGGGTTCACGGAAATCATTGAACCCGGTGCGTTTGAACGGGTTTTGGCCGAGTCGCCCGATGTGGTGGCGTTGTTTAACCATGACCCCGACCATCTATTGGCCCGAACCGCATCGGGTACGCTGGAATTGGGCGTTGATGATGAGGGTTTGAACTATACGTTTACACCACCCGACACAACGTTGGGGCGTGATTTGTCAGTTTTGCTATCCCGTGGTGATATTGTTGGATCGTCATTTGCGTTCATTATTGACGAGGACGGGCAACGGTGGGAAACAGACGAAAACGGCGGAATGGTAAGACACGTAGAATCCGTGGCGGCGTTGATTGATGTTAGTTTGGTAACCAGCCCGGCGTACCCTGACGCTAGCGTGGCGTTGCGGGCGTTGGATCATTGGCGGGCGTCAAAAATAATT